AACACAAGCAAAATGTGAATTTAGGTTAGCACCTTTAAAAGGAGAACTATACATGATTACTACTGAAGATGTTGCCCCACCTCCTCCACCACCAGTAAAAAAATTCAATATCTATGGAGACTATTAATATTTATAATAAAAACTATGAAATATTCGCAACTTCGCCAAATTATTAAAGAGGAAATTAAAAAAGTATTAAATGAAAACGAAACTGTAGATAAAATACTAGATAAAATTACATCTCAAGGTAAAGATTCATTAACACCTGAAGAAAAAGAATACTTAGATAAATATTCTAAAGGTGAAAAAAATATTCCTGAACCTACAACTTTACAAAATACGCCCACTTCTACATCATCTGTTAAAGCTGAAGTGTATCCTTTCTTTTATGAAAAAGAAACCAATCCTGAAAAGATAAAACGCAAGCCAAAATTAATTCAATTATATGATGATGTTGCTAGAGAGTTTTTAAAACCATTAATTAATACTATAGCTCAACAATTAGAAATCTCCCCAAAAGATATTAGAGCATCGTTTGATGGTCTATTTAGAAAAGATGAAGAAAATTTAAGTATCCAAATTAAACTCCCCGGTAACACGTGGAAAAAACCATGGACTGGAAATAATATAATTATGCAAACTGAAAACAATGAAGGAATTGTTATAAATAGTAAGTATGGTATTCGAGTTGAATATAATAAACAACCAGGAGCTACTCTCCCAGAAGTTCAAGACGCATACGATGATTTATATATGTTAATAAAAAAAGAAAAAATTTTAAATCTTATAAACACAAAGTTATCTCAATTTATGGCAGGTTTTAGAGATTATGATTTAATAGCTCCTAACACCCCAGTTTTATACACTGGAAAATAGTATATTTATAACAAAAAATTATGAAATATCCACAACTCCGTCAAATCATTAAAGAAGAAATATCTAAAATATTAAATGAAAGTAGACAAGTAGGTAATTTATATCATTTTACATATCTATCATCTGTAATTAAAATATTTGAAAACGGTTTACGTTTTGCTCCTGATAACACAGAATCATCAAGATATAAAAATATGTATTCTATATCTACTACAAGAGATTACACAGGTAGTAAATTTTTTAAAGGTAATGAATACGAAACTAGAATCACACTAGATGGCAATAAAATATCAGAACGTTATTCGATAGAACCTATTAATGTAGAAAATATATGGACAAAAAATAGTGGTGGGAATTTAAGTAAACAATCTGTTAAAGATGCATTCTATGAAGAAAGAATATGGTCTTTAAAAGAAGGATATCTTGATCCAAAATATATAATTAAAATAGATACTATTGTTCCTGAAGATGAAATAAAGAGACAAATTGAGTGGAGTAAAGAAGATAGTAAAAGAAGAGCAAATTTTGATGATAGTATATTTGATTATGTTAATAGTGGTAAGTTAAATTTTGTTAAAAATTTTAACAGCAAATGACATAGTATCTTTAAATTTGGCTTCCTAAATTATGAATTGTATATTTAATAAAAATAAAAGTTATGGCAAAAAGGTTACACACGATACTAAATGAACGTTACCGTCCTAGTACACTAGAAGGATACATTTGTAAAGACGAATACAAATCTAAGTTTGAGGAATTTATCAAACAACAAGATATTCCACACCTAGGATTCTTTGGAAAACCAGGTGCAGGTAAAACAACAATTGCTAAAATATTAGTTAACAATATTGATTGCGATTACTTGTATGTAAATGCAGCTGACGAAAGAGGTATAGACGTTATACGAGAAAAAATAGGAGCATTTGCTGCTGCTGGATCTTTTAAACCACTTAAAATAGTGATTTTAGATGAATCTACTCACGTTTTACAAGCATCACAAGTAGTATTACTGAATATGATTGAAACGTATAGTTTAACTACTCGTTTTATATTAACAGGTAACTACCCAGAACGTCTTATAGAACCATTAAGAAGCAGATTACAAGAATTTGACTTATCGCCTCCATCTAAGAAAATAGTAGCACAACATATTTCTGTCATTTTAGATAAAGAAGATATTGAATATGAAATACAGGACTTAGTTGCTGTTGTAAATAAATTTTACCCTGACTTTAGAAAAATCATTAATAACTGTCAAAAGTATACTATAGATGGCGCTTTAAGATTAGATACAATGTCTAATTCAAATGACGAATATAAAGATGCTTTATTGGCTGAATTAAAAAAACCGTCAAGTAAATCGTTTAATAACATTAGACAAATTATTGCAAATACTGATTTAGAAGACTTTGAGGATGTATATAAATTTTTGTATGATAAATTAAATGAGTATTCTAATGGAAATGAAGGTATAGTTATATGTTACTTAGAAGAGTATATGTATCATGCTACATTTCGACTTGATAAAGAAATCAATATAATGGCTTGTATAGCCAAAATCCTAGAAACAATAAAATAAAATATATGAGCCAAGAACAATTAAAAATGAATGTGGATATCAAACAATCCACTCCAATCAAATCTGAAGACGGAGGACAAATCTTCCAAGAAGCAGTAGTATTAAGAAAAATCAGTAAATTCTTAGCTGGAACAAGTGAAGATGCTGTAGTGCCAATTCCAGTATTTATCGATACAAAAACAGGAAAAATCCTAATCGATATGTTACCAAAAGAATTAAAAGCAGAGTATGAAGAGTACAATAAAACTTTGTAATCTATTTTGTGATCTTTATAAACTTTACAATATGTATAATCGATGGGAAGAATTAAAAAATATCTAACACCTGAAGAAAAGCAGGTATCTAGAGCTAATGCTTCCAAAAAATATTATTGGAAAAATAAAGAACAAGAAGATGAAAAAGCAAGACAACGCTATCATAGGAATTTACAAAATAACAAGTCCTAGTGGAAAAATTTATATAGGACAAAGTGTAAACATTGAAAGAAGATTTAATGAATATTTAAATTTATTTAATTGTAAACAACAAACTAAACTTTACAATTCACTTAAAAAATATGGTTCTAAAAATCACATTTTTGAAATATTAGAAGAATGTAGTTTAAAACAACTAGATGAAAAAGAAGTATATTTGGGAAAAGAGTTTAATGTTTTAAAAAATGGTTTGAATTGTAGATTAGGAAAAGGAAAAGGAGCTTTAAGTCAAGAAACTAAAGATAAAATGAGTAAAGCAAGATTAGGTAACAAGTACAATTTAGGTAAGAAAAAATCTCAAGAAGTTAAAAATACAATAAGTGAAGCCCTTTCTATACCTATAATACAATTTGATTTAAATGGAGATAAAATAAAAAGATACAATTCAATAAAGTCAGCAGCTGAAATTAATAATTTAGACGAAGGAACATTATGTTCTTGTTTAAAAGGAAGACAAAAAACCTGTGGTAAATTTAAATGGAAATATGAATAAACAATTTACAATATTTGACTGGATAAAAAACATAATAAATCATAAACCGTCTTGGGATACATTCACTCCTGAACAACAAAAAATGTTTAGTGGATACATGATTAATAAATTTTTATCAATGAATGTAAAATACATTGACATTATAAATTATGTTCAAGGATTGAATGTTAAAGAAAATAGAAAATTGTATGAAATATACTGTTTCCTAATTCCACAATCTAAGAATACTTACTCTCCATTTATCAAATCAACTACTAAAAGTTTAGTTTTACCTGAATTAACAAAGTATATTTCTGAGCATTTTGAGTGTTCAAAAACAGAAGCAGAAGAATATATTCAAATGACAGATAAAGATTTTGTAGAAGATATTTTAGTTAAGCAAGGTATTGATGAAAAAGAAATTAAAAAGTTATTAAAAAATGGCTAAAGAAGAAATGTCTGTTACTGAACAGCTAGAAAAAGAATATCCTACAATCGCTCAAGGATACAAACAAATAATTAAAGAGCAATATGCTTTATTTGCTAAAAAGCACTTAGACTACGGAATGTCAAACATTGCAGCTGGTACTCAACTATCAAACGATGAAGAAAAAGACTTTGCATTGACTGGACTTTGGTATCGTTTATCAGATAAAGTAAATAGATGGAAAAATCTTATTATTACTAAACAAACCGGCAAAAACGAACCATTAATAGACACGTATCAAGATATTACTAACTATGGTATTATTGCTCAGTTAGTAGAGAGAGGATTATGGAAAAAATAAAATGGCTAAAGACAAAACACCATCAATAGTAAAACAAATTAGGAATTTTAAACCGCAGGAAATAAACTACGCGTTTCATAAAACAATTTCCTATTCTCAATTATCAATGTATTTACAATGCCCTAAAAAATGGGCGTTGCAATACAGAGATGGACATAAAGTACCTAGTTTTTCTATTAATATGACTTTTGGAACTGCTGTTCACGAAACATTACAAAACTACTTATCTGTAATGTATAATGAAAGTGGAGTAAAAGCAGATGAAATAAACATAGAAGAATATTTTGAAGATCGATTTAGAGAAAACTATGCTAAAGGTTATAAAGACAACAAAAACACACACTTCAGTAATCCTGAAGAAATGAGAGAATTTTTTGATGATGGTTTAGCTATTTTAGATTTCATTAAGAAAAAACGAGGAGAATATTTCAGTAAAACAGGATGGCACTTAGTAGGTATTGAGATACCCATCGTAATTTCACCCGATAAACGGTACAACAACGTTTTATTCAACGGATTTATTGACTTAGTCTTATACCACGAACCAACTGAACAATTCGTTATATACGATATAAAAACAAGTGGACGTGGTTGGGGAGATAAAGAAAAAAAAGACGAAGTTAAACAATTTCAAATTCTCCTATACAAAGCATACTTTAGTGAAATATTTGGAGTACCTGAAGACCATATAGATGTTGAATTTTTTATTGTAAAACGTAAAATATGGGAAGCAAGTGAGTTTCCTCAAAAACGTGTACAACAATTTACTCCAGCAAATGGTAAAACAAAAGTTAAAAAAGCAAAAACAGCACTAGACTCGTTTATAGGAGATGTATTTAATTTAGATGGATCTTATAAGGACACTAAACACGAAGCACAACCCAGTAAATCAAATTGTCTTTATTGTCAATTCAAAACAAAAAAAGATTTATGTGAACTTGCAATTCTCAAGTAGAGTTATATATTTATATATAAAACAATACGTTATGGAAAACAAAGACATCCTCACCTCAGTAAAAGTAGACAAAGATCTATTTGAAACATTTAAAATCGAATGTGTAAAAAGAAAATTCTCATTAAATAAGCTTGTAAATCGAACAATGGATTTGTATCTTAGTGATGAAAGTTTTAGAAAACAAATTAATAGTTATAACAAGTAAAAAAACCCAAAAAACAAGTTTTATGAATTCAAGTTTTGCTTACCTTCCTCAAAATGAGAGGAAGAAAATTCTCATCATATGTGACGATATTAGAGCACATTCCGGAGTAGCTACAGTAGCTAAAGAAATTGTACTTCACACTGCCCAACATTTTAATTGGATAAACATAGCAGGTGCAGTTCAACATCCTGATAAAGGAAAAAAATTCGATATTTCATCTGATATTAACAATTTAGCTCAATTAACAGATGCTAATGTTTTTATTTATCCAACAGATGGATATGGAGATTCAACTCTTATTAGAACATTAATTAATATAGAAAAACCAGATGCTATATTTTTAATTACTGACCCAAGATATTTTACTTGGTTGTTTTCAATTGAAAACGAAATTAGAAAAGCCATTCCTATTATTTACTTAAATATTTGGGACAGTCCATTTCCTTACCCATTATGGAATAAAGAATTTTATGAGTCATGTGATGCGTTACTAGCTATCTCTAAACAAACTAAAAACATTAATCAAGTAGTTTTAGGAGATAAATCAAAAAATAAAATACTAGCTTATGTTCCTCATGGTTTAAATACTGATGTATTTTTCCCTATAACTAAGGAGTATAGCAAGTACAAAGAGTTTAGTGAATTTAAGAAATCTCTATTCAATGGAAAAGAATATGACTTTACTTTGTTCTTTAACTCAATAAACAATAGACGTAAACAAATACCAGATACATTATTAGCATGTAGAATGTACTTAGATACTCTAGATAAAGAGATCGGAAGAGC